AAACGAGCGCGTCTCAGAGATCGTCGTCGGGCTGAAGGACATTGCCCGCGAACTCAACATCCCCGTCGTCGCGCTGTCGCAGATCAAGCAAGACGTCGAGTCGCGTAACGACCGCCGGCCTGGCCCCAACGACTTCGCCGACACCGACCGCGTGATCCGCGAGGCCGACGTCGCCTGCGCTATCTACCGCGACGCGGTATACAACAAACCGCTCGAGCACCGCGACGTCGACCCCGTCGAACTGCTCGTATTCAAGAACCGCCACGGATCAGTCGGCAAGATCGACTTGCTGTGGCACCGCCAAACCATGCGTTTTGGAGATTGCGACAATGGCTAGTTTTCACGTTGGGCAGCGCGTGCGAGTAGTCGCAAGCCTGCACTTTCCCAGGCTCGTTGGCGCGGAAGCGGTGATAACCGCGTTCGACCCATGCAAGCCACATCATCCGTATGGATGCCAAGTGCGAGGCGAGGAAGACATGTATTGGGCGCACAGCGGAAACATCGAGCCCATCGTCGACGACGGACGCACCGTAGTCGACTGGGCGAGCATGCCGTTCGATCCGCGGGAGCTGCCGGCGTGAAAGGCCATACGATGGGAGCGCGACGCAGGGCGAAACACTGGCCTCAAGGAATCAGCGAGGCTGACGCCTTGTACGATGCGATCATGTCCAACTTGCGTGCTAAGCCATGGCAGCAGCACGTCTTTTCCAAATCACCTGAACGCACGCGACGGCTCATGCTCGCAGAGCGAAACGAATACCGCGCAAGGGGCTATCGCGCCGGGCGGATCGGAGGAAGTTGTTTCAGGCCTCTTGGCGGCAATTCCGGGCTTGCGCCATGACGCCGCGCGCAGCAAAGCCCCAGCGCTCGCCGATCTACGCCGTCGTCCGCGAACTGCTGGACGACACAGGTAAGCGAGTGCCGTGTTTCGTGCCGGAGCACTACGTCGATTTTGTCGCGTGTCGGGAGCGGAAGCTTTACCGCGGCAAGCGCGTGCGGTTGCAGATCACGGAGCCGCGGAACGAGGTGTTTCACCGGGCTGTGCACGTGTTCGGCAGGATGATTTCTGAGCACGTCGCAGGCTTCGAGGGAATGAACCCGCACGCGGTCATCAAGCGCCTGCAAATGGACGGAGACGTGTGCTGCGAATACGTCGAGATGGACCTCGAGGAATTCGGCAAGGTGCGTGTGCGCCAAGCGCAGTCGATATCCTTCGACAACATGGATGAGGGACCTTTCCGTCTGTTCTGGAAGCAGATCGTCGCCTACACCTGCGCCACGCATTGGGGTGGCCTAGAGCCCGAGGCTATCCGCGAGCAGTCGGAGCTGATCGCAAAGACGATGGGGGAAGGATGAATAGCTACGCGCAATTTCTCGACCGCAAGACTCAGGCTGGCGCCGATAGTGGATTCGCGCCGATTGAGCTGCCCGGTTTCCTGTTCGATTTCCAGGCCGCGATGATCGAGCATGCTTTGCTGAAAGGTCGATCGGCGCTGTTCGCCGACTGCGGCCTCGGCAAGACGCCCATGGAATTGGTGTGGGCCGACAACGTGGTGCGCAAGACGAATAGCAATGTGCTGTTGCTCACGCCACTGGCAGTCACTGCGCAGGCCATGCGCGAGGCGGAGAAATTCGGCATTGAGGCCAAACGATCGGCGGATGGGACTGCGCACCGCGGAATCACGATCACGAACTACGAGCGACTGCACTACTTCAACCCATCAGATTTCGCGGGAGTGGTTTGCGACGAATCGAGCATATTGAAAAGCTTCGACGGTGCGCGACGTCTGGAAATAACCACGTTCATGCGTAAAGTTCAGTATCGGCTGCTCGCGACGGCGACCGCAGCTCCGAATGATTTTGTAGAACTGGGCACTTCGAGTGAAGCCCTGGGCTACCTCGGGCACATGGACATGCTCAACAAGTTTTTCAAAAACGATTTGAACAACAGCGCCACTGGCCGCATGCGTGGTGAGGTGATCCGGTGGCGGTTCAAGGGGCATGCCGAGCAAGCGTTCTGGCGCTGGGTCTGTTCGTGGGCGAGCGCGATCCGCAAGCCGTCTGATCTGGGCTTCGATGACCGAAGCTTTGCGCTGCCGCCCCTACGCGAGTGCGAGCACCTAGTCGAGGCCAACACGATCCCCGAAGGCATGCTGTTCGCCATGCCCGCAGCAGGGCTCAAGGAACAGCGTGAAGAACGGCGCCGCACGATCAAGGAACGGTGCCAGCGGGTGGAACAGCTCACGGCAGACACGGGACAGCCTGCGCTTGTCTGGTGCCATCTGAACGATGAGGGCGACCTGCTGGAGCGGCTCATTCCAGGTGCGATCCAGGTGGCGGGCAGCGACTCCGACGAAGTGAAGGAAGAAAGGCTATTGGCCTTCGCTAATAATCAAGCGCGAGTCCTCATCACAAAACCAAAAATAGGGGCATGGGGATTGAATTACCAACACTGCGCCCACGTGACTTGCTTCCCATCGCACTCGTTCGAGCAGTATTACCAATCAATACGCCGGTGCTGGCGGTTCGGCCAGAAGCGCGCCGTGACGGTGGACGTGATAACCACTGAGGGCGAGCGCGGCGTGCTGGCCAACATGCAACGCAAGGCCGGGCAAGCCGATGTCATGTTCGCCAATCTTGTCGCCGAAATGCAGCACGAGTTAGGCGCCTCCAACAAAACCAGCTTCGCCAAAAAAGAGGTATTGCCGCAATGGCTGTGACCGACCAGAAAGTGACGGACAAGTTCGCCTTGTACAACGGCGATTGCGTCGAGGTGATGGCATCCATACCCGCAGAGAAAATTCACCTTTCCGTCTACTCGCCGCCGTTCGGTGGCCTGTACCACTACAGCAGCAGCGAGCGCGACCTGTCGAACTGTGACGACTACGGCGTTTTCTTCGATCACTACGCGTTTGTCGTCCGGGAACTGCACCGGATAACGATGCCAGGCCGCATCACCGCCGTGCATTGCATGGACGTGCCGACCAGCAACAGCGGTTGCGACGCGCTGCGCGACTTCCCCGGCGACATCATCCGCCTGCATGAGCGCGAGGGCTGGCAGTACATCGCGCGGCACGCCATCTGGAAAGAGCCCTTGGCCGTCCGTCTGCGCACGATGCAAAAGAACCTGGCGCACGCAACGCTGGTCGAGGATTCCAGCAAGTGCGGAGTGGCGTCGGCCGACTACCTGCTGGTGTTCCGGCGCAGTGGCGAAAACCCGGTGCCGATCGCCCACCCGGTTGGGATGCTCGACTACGCCGGCGAGCGCCTGATGCCTGCCGACGTGATGGGCTACCGCGGATGGAAGGGCAAGCAAACTGAGAACCGATACTCGCATTGGATCTGGCGCCAGTACGCCAGTTCCTTCTGGGACGACATCCGCGCCAATCACGTGTTGCCATACCGTGAGGCGCGTGACAGCGAGGACGAGAAGCACGTCCACCCGCTGCAGCTGGACGTCGTGGATCGGATCGTGACCCTGCGCAGTAATCCCGGCGAGACGGTGTTCACGCCGTTCATGGGTGTAGGCACCGAGGTCTACTCGCCGGTGATGCTTGGCCGCCGCGGCATGGGCGTAGAACTGAAATCCAGCTACTACCGGCAGGCCGTGAAGAATGTCGAAGCCGCCGCCGCGGGGATCAAGGTCAACGCTGACAACCACGAATTGTTCCAAGATAAGGTCGAGTCATGACCCACCGCACCAGCCCCGCCGACGCCGTGCGCTATGAGCGCATAAGGGAAATTGGCTGCTTGGCTTGCAGGAAGCGCGGCCTCGACTCGCCGGCCGAGGTCCATCACCTGAACCTGGGCGGCCACGCCGGCATGAAGCGGCGCGGCAACGCGTTCACCATCGGCTTGTGTGCACATCATCATCGCGACGATCCGGGTACGTCCTCACGTCGCACGATGGAACAGATCTACGGCCCTTCCCTGGCCGGCGCCAGCAAGCGCTTCCGCGCCGAGTTCGGCAGCGACGCCGAGCTTCTTGCGCTGCAGGACGAACTAATCGGTGGTGGATCATGAAGCGCGAGAAGATCTTCACCGACGAAGCGCAGCTATGCGACGCCTTCATGGCATGGGCGCGGCGCAACGGCTTCACCGTTTATCCCGAGACGGCAGGCTGGGACGTGCTACTCGTCGATGCTGGCGGTCGGCAGACCGGCGTTCAGGCGAAGATGTCACTCAATGCGAAGGTGATCGAGCAGACCATCATTCCGATCTACTCATGGAGCGACGAGGGTCCCGACCATCGTGCGGTTCTGATTCCTGAATTCGGCGGGTTCACCGCACTGGTAACCGCGGCCGGCATCGGGGTCTTTGCTCCGGATCGCAACTATCGGCACTACGGCAAATTCGTCGGAGCGCAATTGGAATTCGTCGTCAGTGACCATGAGCGCTGGCACCACCGCGCGCTTTTCGACTGGAACCCGACGAAGCGGCACGAACTGCCGGTGTACGTGCCCGACGTCCGCGCAGGGATGCCGTCGCCGATCCAACTTACCGACTGGAAGGTGAAGGCGCTCCGGCTGCTTGCGATTCTCGCGCGCGACGGGTGGGTGACGGCGAAGGAGATACGCGAACTCGGCATGGACTCAAGGCGCTGGTGCACACACTACTTGGTGCCGCATGCATCGGGCCATGGCCACTGGGCGCGCGGACGGCAGTGCCCGGCGTTCGATATGCAGCATCCCGACGTCTATGCGCAGATCGTTGCGGAGACGCCGGAAAAGACGTCGCCTGGCCTATCCTGATGCCGCGCGCTCAGATCGACTTGTGCCTTCCGTGGCCGCCGAGCGTTAACCACTACTTCCGCAGCCTGCGCATGGGTAAAGCCGTGCGCGTCATCATCAGTGAAGCCGGCAGGGTCTACCGTGAGGCCGTCATCCGATCGATCCAGCTGCAGCTTGGCCATGCGATGCCGTCGTTGGTAGGTCGGCTGGCGGTGAAGATCGTAGCCAGGCCGCCTGACAAGCGGCGTCGGGACCTGGACAACATGCTGAAGGCGGTTCTCGATGCCATC